TAATCCAGTTGTTACTTGAAAGATAATTGGGTATTCCTTCATCCCAGGTAGTGGGTCTTCGTAACCCTGCCGACATAATACACGAAATAAATACTTCGGGGATTACGTTAGGGAATACGGTGGGGTTTGTTGTTGCGTTTACGGCAAACTCTTGACCAAATTTTACGCCGACCTTTCTATAATTTTCCCCGTTGTTATTTGAGTACAATTTAGTCGTTGAATTGATCCCTAAGTTATGGATGCTTTTATCATAAATTTCATTTACAATAACGTTTTGGTCTGCCTTAGTTGCAGCCATCCAATCCTGTATAAGCTTATCCACTCTAAAGACTCCCGCGCCCGATGCGTTCGGGTAAACCTTAACACGTGAAACCAATATACCCCCTACGTACAAGTCGGCAATGTATCGAAACTTAAACGCCGCAGCTTGGTTCGTCGAAGTTACTACGTACATAAGTTGCTCAAATGCACCATGCACGTTGCTTGTGCTTGGTTGTTGTTGTATTGTCATTGCCATTATTTCACGTCTAAGTTTTTGTTGAGGCTAAGGGATGCTCGTATTGCGTTCGCTACGTCTTCACCTACCGAAATAGACAACCATTGCATCGCTTTAGGTTTTAGCCGTTTTAAGGTGTCCGAAATGAAGAAGGTGGGTTTTAGTCCACGGTTATAGATTGCGTTTGAAATAAGGAACACCATGGACTTCCTCGAAGTAAATCGTCCTTGCTCGTCGCGTGTGCCTTGTAGGTTCTTTTGTACTACCCATTTATCAATAGCACCACGCAAACCCCTTGGGCCTTTACCGCTTCCAAATTTAAAGGGGGATTCCGACTGCCTCTTAAATATGTTTCGGCTTGCACCTTGTACCCCCTTATCTACAAAATCCCAGTAGTGAACTTGTGGGGTTATGTTTACATACATCGCGTACTGGTTAGCCCCTACTTTAACATCCATGGAATTATAAAGTGCGCCCGTGTTTACTTTGTCTTGCATACGTAAAGAGATGCGTGCGTTCTTGCGCCAAATCTTACCTATTTTTTCAAGGGTCTTTTTAGTCAAAGTCATAGGGTACTCTACCGACCCTATTTTAATAGTAGGTTTTGCCATCAGTTAAAGGGTGCGATACAAAGGTTATTCGAGTTTGAAACTTCAAGGGTCAAAGAACCACTCCAACCAGTAAGTTCATTGTCAAATCGAACCGTAAACGGTGTACACGTTAAGGGTAGTTCTGCTTTGTAGTCATCGTCTACCGTTGTATTTGTGTCGGCTAAGGATTGGATAAACATATCGAGGACATCGTGAAGCATTTGTAGCGTGTCACTATAGACCTGGTTGCGGTCTGTTAAGTCGGGTTTAATCATATCCGCTACGAGTAGTTCAATATCGTAAGACAGTATCCCGTTATCTATTGAAACCCCTAAAATTTCGCAGTATAAAAACGGGTATTGCAGTTGGTCTAACTTCCCTATGTCTACTTCATCCAATGGGCCTGCATGAAAGTGCTGAATGATTAGGTGCTTGTTTGCAATCGCTTGCAAGGTGTCTACTATTTGAATGTATGACTTCATCTAAATTGCTCTATGTTGGGGGATTTGTCTTGGCGGTTGGTGTCTTGTTCATATGCTAAATATGTAAACGCCGTTTCTATCTCAATTTCGGTTGCGGCCTCAATATGCAAAGGGTTACCCCCTGCCAGGTTGTGAATAATTACATACCACCCCCACTTGTCAGCCATTAAGTTGCTTCCGCTTCCGCTAAAGAGTTGGCTAAATCTGTCGTTAAGATTACGCCTATAGACAAAAAAAAATTGACCGCACCCAGTACAACGTCCATTTTTAAGTCATCCCAGTGATTGGGGAATACTTCCCCCTTGTATTTCTCTATGGTATAAAAGTCACCCCCTTCGGTTTTTATCGGTCTGTAAAGGATGTTTATAATGTCGTTAAGGTTATCGAAAAAGCCGCCCGCACATAAAGACTCTAAGTCTGCAAATTCCCCCACTGTGAGCTTGCTAAGGTTAGGGTGAAACCCGTACCGCTTGCCCTTGTATTCAATCTTAGACTGTAGCTTTTGGTCGTTCTGGTCTTCGTCATTCATGCGGTTAATTATCCCGCTTATCTTTTCGACTTCGGGGATCGTTAGTTGCTTGGCTTCTTCTTGTGTCATTTTACACATTATGCAAATGCTCTCAATTATCCACTCGGTAGAATCTTCTTTGAATGTGATTGCAGATAAGTCTTTGTATTGCTTAACGGAAATGTCAGCAAGGGAATCGGGTACGGTTATTTTCATGATATGAAGTATTTGCCTGAGTAAGATGTTCCGATGCGGTTTATACACACGTATCGCACGGCGTCAATTATGTGGTTGTTGTTATCGATTGGTTTGTTAAGTTGTACGCCGTCTTTGTTTGTTTCCCATCGGTAGTTCCTAAACTCCTTTTGTGCGTTTAAAGAGTCCTTCAATACGAATAGCTTGTGGCGTTTCATTATGTCGATTCCCATTCTTACCGAATCAGGTCCTTTCTTAGCGGGTTTTACATTATGCCCTAACCTATGTAATTCCTCCAAAGATTTGGGTTCACTGGAGTCGCAAATAATTGGCGTTCTATCTAAACGCAATTCGTCTAACTCCCTACTAATATCTTGGTTCGTTAATCCCGTCTTGTAAAGGTGTTCTTGAATGAATAAGGAATAGTCCTCACGCCACACCGAAACGATTGCGGTAGGGTCGTTAGTAAAGCCCCAGTCGCATCCATACGCTACCAGCTTTGCACGTTCGGGGATAGCGTCAGCAACTTGCCATTGTGGGAATATTGCGGCGGTATTAACACCACGTTCACCCAATCCGTAAATACGCCAAAAGTTCTCGTCGGTTTCCTTAAAGCGTTCTATTTCGTCTATAACGGATTGTTCTAAGAATGGGTTATCTAAGTATGTGGTTTGAAAGAAATCTACATCGTCACGCTCTAAAACGTGTTCATAAAGCCAGTGGTGTTCGTCCGAAGGGTTGTAGTCTACAAAGATTCTACCCGTTGTTCTAAGTAGTAATTGCCTCCAATCTTCAAGGCTTAATTCGTTGGCTTCATTTACGTAAAGTAGATTTCTTTTACGGCCTCTTAATTTCGCGGGCATATCGCACGAAATAAACTCGATTAAGTTACCGAATAGGTTATAGGTGGCGTTGCTCTTGTTGTGGTTTTCTTCTTGGTAGTTCCTCCCCTCGGTTAGTATTTGGATAAAGTCACGCATAACAGACGAACGTAAAGCGGGGAAGGTTTTGCGCACAATAGTTATAACCATACCCGCGCCTCTATTCTTAAAGCATAGCTCTATAAGCACCTGGCAGAGCGAAAACGTTTTTCCGCTACGCGAACCCCCTTGGTGTACTTGAATCTTCGCCTTTGACTTCTTGGCTTGGTAGTATGTCGTTGGTTGCTTCACTCGTCATCAAACCACTTAAAAGGCTTCGGTTCGTTTATCTCGATTTGTTGCTTCTCCACATACCCTCTCCCTTTTCCTTTGTTCTTCAAATAGAACTGCGTTGCCTTAATCTGAATCTTCTCGTCCTGGCTCATCATTAACTTATGATGGACTTCTTCTGCCACGTCTAAGTTCTCTTCTACAATGTCGTTCAGTTGGTCTAAGTCTTTCTCTGCTCGTTCCCTTACCGCTTGTCTTGTGTAGGTGATATTATACTTTAACTCTAACGCTCTCGCCGTCCTTGAATAGAGTGCTTTATTCTTTCTTAGTTCACTCCAAAACTCTGCATCGTTTACTTTCATTGTGACAAGTTTTGACAAGTTATTTAAACTCTTTTCTTAGTGCCTCCAATACAATCGCACCTATGTAAGTATCGGACTTCTTTAACGCTCCTAAAATCTCATAAGCTACATCGTAGTCATCCATAATAAAGTCGATGTTAATTCCCCTTAAAAAAGTTGGGGGTGCTTCTTCTTTCAATTCTTCTACCTCGTTATCCCAAACCGCCACACCCCATTCATTTAAGGGTAGGGTATCCCATTCGTTAGCCAACATATCGTAATCCCACGATCCGTAGTGCGTGTTATCCTTAATCATAAATTCGTCGCGCTTCGCTTGTGACCATTCTGACACATCTAAAACGTGAAGCTCACGGTATCCTAAATCTTTATATGCCAGTAACCGCATATTACCTGCAAGGGCATATCCATCAGCAACGACCAAAGGTTTGACAGACTGCATTTCTGGAAAGTCCGTTATGCTTTTCTTTAGTTCTTCAAACTTTTCTTTTGTTATCGAACGGGGATTGCTTGGGTCTAACTTTATGGTTTCAATTTGTACCTTCTTCGTTGTCATTTTTGTGGTTTTTAATTGCCTTTAAAACTTCTTCGAGATAGTTAGCGAAGTCTTTATTAGCTACGGCTAAATCCCCGATAATGTTTAAAGAACTATTTTCTTTGTAGTCTACGTAGGTGGTGTCTTTTATTACCGTAAAAACTAAATAATCTTGTGCATTGGTTAGATGCTTTTTGGTTTTGGATAAACTCATACTTGTTGAAATTCTTGCCATGTTTCCCTGAAATATAAATCTACTTCATGTAATTGATTAAACTTTTTTTTGTGGTAAACGATGGTCGTGTAATGCAAATTCATCGCTGCCCCTGCCGCTTCGGTAGTCCATCCGTTAAGTATTAGATGCTTGGTTATACATCGGCGCATATCTACCAATTTCGCTTTGCGGTTTTTCGCTATCACATCTTGCCAGGTGTAGCCCATTTTTCCCACCGCATTTTTGCAATGTATTAACGCTTTTGCTCTTGGGCTTTTTACCTCGATTTCGGGCTGTTGTTTTTCCAACATCCATTCATAAATATTATTCATTGCAACTGGATTCGTAAACTTTTAAAAGTTCAATATACATTGCCTTATTGCAAGACGTGCAAGAAGTCTTATTTTTTTTTATATTAAAAACATCTTGGTATAACTTATAAAATTCATCTGCTTTATGTCTGCCTAAACTTCCCGAAGTGCGATACAAAACCATTAAGGTATCCTTAAAAAATGCCTTTTGGTCTTCGTCCATTTGTGTAATCTTACGACTTGGGAACATAAGGTTGAGGCGTTCGCGGCGTTTATCACATCCGCAATCCTCACCGAAAAAAGTCTTTACTACTTTCTCTATTCCTGTGGCTTTCGTTACGGCTGCAATCTTATCGCCTAAACCCCTGCTTTGTGATTTCATCTTTTAAATAATTTCGTACGTCGCATATTGCTCTATACAATGTATTGCGGCTTATGCCCGTTTCTTTTGCCATAGAATTTAAGCTATGCTCATCCCCGTAATATATGGCAAAGCAATTCTTTTCGAACCATTGCACGTTCTGTAACTTAAGCTCTATAAACTCTAAGACCTTTTCGTTAAATCTCTTTTGGTCAATATCGTCAAGGCTATGAATATGCTTTAAGTGTTCCGATGCGTTTCTGTGGCGTTCTTTTGGCTTGCGGTATTTGTAGTGGTATCGACTCGTAACACTTCGATAGTTGTTTATGCATAGCCTAATTATCCAAAACCGCATTTGGTTCTTAGATACTATCTTGGCCATCTTTTCCCTATCGGATTCCAATACCATAAGGATCACTTCGTGCGCTAAGTCTTCAAAGTCTGGGGCTTTGCCTTTCGTTATTACTTTAGCTATCTCAAGAATAGAACCGTAGTTTTCTCTTATGTATTTTTGTACCACTCCCAAGCCTATGAAATTTGTTTGACTAAATTTTCGAAGTGCTTTATCTTTGTTAACAGTTCATCGTTAGTAAACTTAGCTAATTGGTTGCTATGAAATACTAACCAGTCAGATGTGCCTTCCCCATATTCTAAGTCTAAATGTTTCGAAAATAGGTACTGTTCACCGCTGCGAAATCCATTACATTTTTTACATTGGGGCTTAACATTTTGTTCATCCCATCGGGTTGAGTACTTTCCCCTTCCCATAAAATGCCCCGCATCTATTTCATACTTCCAATTCTTAGAAACCCCACACGTATAGCAATCCACTTGCCCAGTATGGTCGGCGTCTTTTGAGCGCACCCAAATACTGAAAACCTTATCTAACTTTTTTACTATAGTGGATCGTTTCATGATAAAAGGTAAAGAATGCCAAGTAGTACTACAATCATTTCGTTAACTCTTAACCCGTCATAAAGGTAGTATTCTATTCCTACATCTACAAACGCAAGTATTACCATGGCTATTACAAGGCCTATCATGTTTGTAAATATAACAACTACTCTTTTGTTTTAAATTATCAAAGACCACAGTAACCTGAATCGCAAGAGGATAAATCATCAAAATTTATCTCATGTTGTGGTTTGTGTTTTTTTATTTTGTCATAGGTTAAATCGCTTCGCCACTGTCCGTTACCTTTTATTCTTTCTTTTGACGCGAACCACTCCATTTTTTCAGGGTGCAAATCCCACATTTTACGCAAGAGTAAAGGGTTTCTATGAAAGCAGCCAACGCAATTGTTTAAGGGCGCAAATCTTACTGGTTGATCTTTCCAGTACTCTACTATTGTATGCCTCAAAATACCATCTTTTATAAGCGGAAAGCTCGGTTTTTGCCACTCAATTGTCTGCCATTTATTGCGTCCTGATTTGTGTTGACCTACAATATCCTTAAACTCAAGCAAACCATTCTCGTTTTGTCGTTCTATCATCTTTGTAGCTCGTCTATGTTCGTTGCCTCTAAATCCAATTCTCATCTCGACTGGTTCATTGATTTTGCTTCTCCACCACCTGAATATGGCGCGTAACTTCATTTCAACTGTGCAATATCTGTGGAGCTTGTTAGGTAGCCACCCCCCTTTCTTTTCTGTAACCTCGTCAAATGAGATTATATTAACCCAGTCAATTTCATTACCTATGTACTGCTCTAAATCGAGGATCGTGTGTAGTATAATATCATCTTCTACTGTCGCTACAAACTCTCTCCCAATTTTATCACTAACCATTTGAATTAATTTTTTATCTTTAGGTGAACACTTAGGATCTTCAATAGTTACAAGAGCAAAAACATTGTAATCTGTGGGGTAGTTTGCTGCTAAATATGCGGAACTTTGTCCTCCTGATATGCTTGTACAAGTTTTCATTGTTCGGGTGTGTTTGGATGTGGTATAAAATCCCATCTTCCTTTCTCGTCGGTTTCTGGTTCGGGTAAAGCCAGGTCTTTAGATAAACGCTTTATAAGTTCGGGGTCTATGTTTGGCAAAGGTGGTACGTCTTTATTTCTTCGCATTTGTTTCTCACGCATCTCTGCCCGTTCCCCTTCGAACTTTTGGAATATCTCGATAAGTTCGGGAAGTTTTAAGCGTTCGTACATCTTGCCGTATTTGCCCGCCTTTAGGTTGACGCATATAATTTTCCATTCTTCTATCTTCATCACGGGAAACTCCTT